AATATAAACATCAACAAGATGAACAAACACTCGCAAGACGTGATATTATAGCCTGTAAAAATACCATAAAGGGGACTTTATAATGAAAAAAATATTTTTAATTGCAGTAACTTTTTTATTTTTATTTTCAATTGTGCCGGTATTTGCTGTAGAAAATAAATTTTCAGGAATTGGTGCTTGGTTAATAAAAGACCAAATGAACTCTTTTAATAATAAAACATTTGTTGCTTATGTTGCACCAAATGCTCCAGCATCAGTTTTACCAATTGGCACAGAAATAATAAAAGTTAATAAAATAGGAACAAAAAATTTATCAATTAAGCAAATTACTGATTTAATTCATGGTGAAACAGGTACTGAAGTTACATTGTTGGTAAAATATCCAAATAAAAAGAAAGCTCAAGTTGTTTTGAAAAGAGCCGTAATTGAAATACCTGCATCTTTATACGATAGTCAGGATTTTACAAAATATTGGTCACAGGTTGCTCCATCAGGTTTTTTGAACATGGATAAAATACCAGATGAAGTTTTAGAGCAAATGAGTTATCCATATTATTTGGCTTGTAAATATTGGAAAGATAGAAAAGCTGCATTTAAAGCTGCTTACGATGTTTGCAAGTCATATCCTAAAAACGAACAAAATTTAGCCTTGGAGAATTTAGTAGCGAGAGAACAAAATAGAACAGCAAGTGACAGGCAAAATGATATTCAGGCTAATATGTTACGTCAGCAACGAATTCAAAACTTTACAAATACAATGAATCAAATTCAAACAAATAATGAGTTGAATAGTATAAATAATTCACTACAACAACAAAATTTCCAATTACAAAATACAAATATGCAGTTACATAATATAAACAATACTTTAAGAGGTTGGTAAAATGAATGAAGAAAACAATAAAGAAAGTTCTAAGTTGGGTAATTATATAATAATTTCTCTTATTATTGGTTTTGCATTTGGTTATTTATTTGGAGCACAATACAATTCTATTCCAAAAGCATATCATTACATTATAGATAATCCAACTGACTACATTGAATTTATAAATAATAGTTATGCTAAAGATAAAGAAAAACTTGGTGATTGTGTTAATCATGGAAATTGTCCCGGTATCGAAAAGCAATTAAATGATGATAAAAAAGCTTGGTTTAATAAAGATAAAACAAAAGAAGAAGTGGAAGAATTCATTAATAAAAAAAGAGAAAGAATGCAAGATTCATACGCAGAACATTATAATACACAAGAGCCAAAAGATTATTTAATTGATAAAGAAGTATTCAATGCCTTACAATTTAATGGAGTTATTGATAAAGATACTAATTTTGAAGAACAAGGATTAAATAGTTTATTACGATATTAAAAATAACTTATTAAGTTTATTGTGATATAATAATTTTACAAGTTAATAAAAACCTATAAAGAGTGTACGAGGGACAAGCCCGTTGACTACACAGCAACCTATTAAATTAGGTGCTAATGCTTGAATGATAGGTGAACATCAGAAACCTATCGCTATGGGTTTCTTTTTTGTTGCTCTAATAGGTTTACAAGTAGAAAAGGAGAAAACTATGGAACAACAAAAAACAGAAGAAAAAGGACTAAGAAGATTTTACGCAGAAAACATTTTGCGAAACCGCTTTGGTATGAAAGGTAATTTGTCAGATGTTTTATCAACTTTTATCATAGATTTTTATGATAAATTTTTTAATGATTTTGATTACGAAAAGGTGAAACATATTAGAAATGCCCAATCTAATATGGGCATTGCACCTGTAACACCTGATAAAATGCACAAAATAACTTTTACAGTTAGTTTGATGGATAAAGACACATTAAAATATCATTATTCAAAAGAGGAAGCCATAAAAATAATTATTGATACAATAGGAGATTGCACAATATCTGAATGCATCGGGTGTTATAAGGGAAGACAAATGAAATCTTTGCAAATTATAAAATTTTTCAAAGAGAAAATCCCTCAAAATTATGTTTATATCAATGCAAAAAAATTGAAAACTATATTCAATCAGGAAAGTGTAATTACAGAAATTGTTGATAGTTATCAAATAAATTTTAATGATTACAGCAAAGAATATGAAAACGAAGTCAATATGATTATGCAAGAATATGACATGAATTGGGATGAGGCTGTTATGGCTTATGATAGCGGGCTTGCTTAATTAAATTTTATTGGGAGGAATATTAATTATTTCCTCCCACTTTTTAATTACTTGCTTTCCGCATATTCCCAATGATAGCCATGAGCAATATTCCGTTTGCCTTTGCAAGCTAATTTAACTGCTGCATCAGCACTAACACTTGAAGTTGCTTCTATGTCATACAACCATTTAGCTGCTTTTCTTGCATTTTTAAATATAACTCCCGTTTCAACACATCTAACAGGTTTTGATGGAACAGCGTGGGTACGGAACGGTGTTATTTGTTCTTTAATAGATAAGAACATATCTTCTTCTAACCTATAAGTTCCAATTAACTTGTCTGATTCTTTTAAAATGACGGAATATTTACCCATTTATTTACCTCCTTGAGTTTTCTAATCATTTCCTTATTTGCTTTTGATAATTCTTTAAATGAGATTAAATTCATTTGCAGACCGACAAAGACAGCATCTTTTTGAGTTCTTACACATAAAAAGTTGTATAGCCTTGATTTTTGGAATTTCGTATTACATAAAGTCAGTTTCATTTCAATTGCAATTTGTTCATTTTTATAACCCTTTGCAATTAATTGTAATATTTTGAGCCGTCTGCCTGTAAGTCTTGCCCTATGCATATTTATCCTTTCTGTTAGTAGTCTGATTGTCTTACTTTTTATCCATTTTGTAAGGTAATTTTAGAATGCCGAAATAAATAGACACATGGCTAATTGAATTTAATAAATTTCTCTGGTACATTACATTTTGAAAAGCAAATAAAAAAAGAAAAAATCTTGATATGATAAGTGTTTTAACGATTTTTCTTTTGAACATCTTACAAAATGGATAAATTGTAAGGTACACAAAATGTAATGTGATTGCTCTTGTAGCAACGGTTTTGAGTTATAAAATGAAGTTATTATAACTATAATCAATTTGGTCTTGTTCAATCCCTATATACCTCAAGGTTATTTGAGGGCTTGAATGATTAAATATTTTTTGTAGCAACACCACATCTTTAAACTGTTGATAGTGGTGATAGCCAAATGTTTTCCTCATTGTATGAGTACCGACACGTTCTTGTAAACCTGCTTTCTCGCAAGCATTCCTCACTAAATAATATGCAGTTGTTCTATCAAGACGATGCTTCCATACGGATAGAAATAACGGTTCGTTGTTTCTTTTTCCTTTGATGAATTCCTCAATCATAGGTTTTAATTTTGCATTAATTGGGAATTTTTTAAATTTACCCGTCTTTTTTTCCACAATTTGAATGTGAGTTTTTCCTCTAACATCTCCAACATTTAACCTTAAAATGTCAGAAATTCTCAAACCGCAATTAGTGCCGATTACAAACAAAAGCAAATCACGTTTACTTTGTTTAGCGAGAACTTTTTCAACTTTTTGAATGTCGGATTTGTTTCTAATAGGTTCTACCGTTGTCATTTTTACTCCTTTCTATGCTTTTACTTCAGATAATTTTGAACCTCTGTTGTAATCTCCATAATTTCATCATCCGACAAGCACAAATACGGGCGTGCAGGAATAACGACTTTTTTATTCTTTCCTGCATTTCCTCCGAGTTGATGAATTGCAGCATAGTCAAGATTTGAACCAATAACAGCAGAGTCATTATCGTATTGAGTGGTAACGGATAAGGCAAGCTGTCCTTCAACTTGCAAAATTTTTCCGGGATAATGTCCTGTTTTTTTACGGTGCTTTATTGTCGCTTCGGCAAGTTCTTGCCATTTATCAGGTCTGCCTTCTTCTTTGAAGTTCTCTTCTGTTGAATCAGCCATAATACCTGCGATATTTTTCATCAAAGGTCTTAAATCTTCTGCTCTTCTCGCAGTTTCAAGTAATGCTTGTTCAACTTCTTTATTGTCAATTTTAATCTCTATCGGATTCTCCTGCATGATAAAGTTCCTTTATTGGATAATTTGCTATGAGCAATTCTTTATACATCTTGTTTTTACGCTCGTTTCCTTGACGATTATTGATACCGTTTAATCTTTCAACCTCAATCATTTCAAAATCTTTGTATAATTCTCTGATTTTTGGAGAATCATCGTAAGACAATAAAAATCTGCCTTTGATATTTTTTAAAGTCTCGCATAATCTTTCGTGGTCGAAGTCTTCCGTTGAAGTTACAACGTAGCCCTCACCTTTTGAATATGGTGGATCGCAATAGAAAAATGCATCTTCAAAATCGTATTGTTTGATTAATTTTTCAAAGTCACGATTCTCAACCATAACTTTATCAAGCCGTTTATGAATTGCATCAATTTTATCCAATACATTGTGCTGTGATTTACTTGCTCCACCGCAGGACTTTTTAACAGTTCCGAATGTGTCTCCTTTGCCACCAAAAGAACGTGTAATTAAAAAATAAAATTGAACAGCTTTTTGAATATCAGTAATAAAAGTTCCGTTTAAATACTGAAAAAACATTTCTCTTGAACCGAGCAGATAATTAAATTCTTCTTTAAAAGCATTCGGATGATATTTTACGATACGGAACAGATTAACAAGTCTACCATCTAAGTCGTTGTATATTTCTAAATCTGCCCAACGTTCTTTGTAAAACAAAACCCAAGCACCACCGCCGAATGGTTCAATGTATGATTTGATATCCGTTGGGATTAATGGCGCTATTGTTTTTCTCAATAATCTTTTACCACCCACCCAATTTATTAAACTTTTTTTATCAATTGTCATCTTTAAACTCCTTTTAAATACTTTTTAAAACTGTTTTAAAACTACTTTAATCTTTTGCAGGGTTATAACTCCATCCGACATCAGGTGCGACACGTCTTCCCGTTAAAGGGTCTTGATAAACATTAACTGGTTTATATTCACCCGATTTTTTTGAAACAAGCCTAAATTCTTGAGTGATTCTGCCATCGGATTTATCAACAGCAAGATTTCTTTTTTCAATATTGCTGTTTGATAAAGCACGAACTCTGCACCTGCATCGCCAACCGTTCGGTGGGTAGAAGGTATCCCAAAAAGGGTCATCACAAGGAAAGACTAAGCCGTCAAGCTCTGCGTGTTCGGGTCGTGTTCTTTCATCTAAAACTGCGACATATTGCCAATACGGTCGGTTTTCTTTGTTTTCAATTTGCGTTTTGTATCGTCCTGTTTGATAAGCTGTCTGCATATTTACGGAATAAATTGTTTTTAATCGGTAGGTTGAACCAAGTTGAACTTTTTCGGCAACACCTTGCGAATCAACGATAATTTGTTCTCCCCACCAACCTTTCTTTTGCAGGACTGGTTTTAATTCTTTTCTGAATTCCTGAAAGGTTTTCCCTTCAACAAGAGCCTTTTCAACAGAGTCCCTGATATCTTTTAAAATATCATCCCTCATAGCTTTAGCAACGGTAAAAGTTTTTCGGTGGGCATTTTGCCATAACTCATACCAATCCCAAGTCAGTTTGTTTTGTTTTGACTTGAAATATTTGATTGCTATTGCAGGTGATAATTTAAATAATTTTTTAAGTTCCGGCATTTTCCACCTCTGCGAGTTTTTGTGCAACTGCTTGTGCAACATTTACGGTTACAGCATTTCCTGCCATTTTATACAGTTGTGCATCGGAAATGCCAAGTTCACGTGCTTGTTGAACCATTCCGTCAGGGAATCCTTGTAATCTAAAACACTCAAGAGGTGTTAATCGTCTTATACGATAATCGTCAATTGTTCCCATATTGCAATGTGTATCTAAAGTTTGGGAACAGCCTTTGCCGACTCTACCTCTGCGTGTTTTTGATTTTGGAAATGCCAAATTTATTCCGTCTCCGGGACCTGCCTCATCATAGCCTTTTTTAGTGCCGTTTCTGATTTTCATTAATGGTGTATCGCCACCGACTTTTAAGGTTTCAACGATTTCAGACTCTTTGTATTTATTAAATCGTGGCTTATTTATACAATACAGTCCTGTTTTACCGCTTCCTGCATTTGCAACAAGGCAAGAACCAACACCATCAGTTTTATATATTCTTGCACCTTGAGAATTACCGACAGTTTCGGGTATTTGATTTAATCCGATTTCGATATAATTCTCTGAATTGCCTCCTGTGAAAGGAAATATTTTTCCGATACATTCGTTTCCAAGACATCCGATAATGTACACCCGTTCCCTGTTTTGAGGAACACCGAAGAACTTAGAATTAAGAATCTGCCATTGCACTTGATACCCAAGGTCGGTGAGAACTTCAATGATAGTTGCGAAAGTTCTTCCACCGTCGTGGTTAAGTAAGCCTTTAACGTTTTCGAGTATAAAATATTTGGGTTTTTTGTCTCTGAGAATCCGTGCAACTTCAAAAAATAAAGTGCCTCGAGTGTCTTCAAATCCTCGTCTTTTCCCTGCAATGCTAAAAGATTGACAAGGAAATCCACCACAGAAAATCTCAAATTCCGGCATTGTTGCAGTATCAATTGTTCTGATGTCGTCATAAAATACCTCATTGTCTTTACTTAAATATGCTAAATAGAGCTGTTTTGCATATCTGTCATTATCACAAGCTCCGATGCACTCAAAACCAACATTCTCAAGTGCAATTTTAAAACCACCAATCCCACTAAATGCATCAAAGAATCTTAGCTTACTCATCCAAACCATCCTCTCTGCCTTGTAATTCACAAAGGAATAAAGCCTTTTGAAGTGATTGTTCAAACTGTTTGCTGTGCAGATTTTTATCCTGTAATATCTCTGTTACTTCATCAAAACTGTTGCAGGTTTCAATAAGCGATAATAAAGGTGCAAGCATTTTTTGAGATTGCTTATTTAATTCGCCATTTGTTAAGAATTTATATAGTTCTTCAAGTTGTGCTTGCCCTTCTATTCGTGGTTCTTCACTAAATTGAGAGAATTGAGGATTTATCGCAATAACGTCTTCCCTGATGTCAAAGTCCTCATCTTCTAATCCGTAGTTTTTGATGAAATATTCTTTTGTAAATTTAACACCTGTATCATAGAGAATTTTATCTCTTTGAGCCAAAGTTAAATCAACATCTTCCTCTTCGTACATCTCAAAAACAGGAACATCTTTACCATTAAAATTGATTTCATAAATCCATTGGATTAATTGATTGATAGTATTTTCAACAAGCTTTTTATTCGAATCAATAATATCCTGACGGACTGCCATATGCGTATTTGATGCCGCATAACTGCCTGATGAACCAATCTCTGTCGTTAGAGTTTGACCTAAAATTGCCTTTGAAATTTCAGCATTCATTTTATCGATTAATTTTTCAAATATTTCTGCTGATGATGATTTATTTGCTTCTTGTATTTCAACTGATGAATCGTCGGGAATAACAGCAATTGCATCTTGAACCATTTGTTCCAATAAATCAGCAAGATTATCTGTTTCTTCTTTACTTGCTCCTCTTGGATGTTTACCGATAAGATGTGGAATACCGTATTTTTCTGTAAATACAACCCAAAATTTTAATCCGCCTTTTTTAAAAGTTACGGGCCAGAACACACGAGATAAAGTTCTTTCTCCGTACGGATTTTCATAACTTGGATTTGCTTGAGGGCATAAAAACTTGCGTGGCGGGAGTTCTTCTCCAAAGTAGTGTTCTTTGGTTCTGAATTTGAGTTGGTTATCATCATCAAAACAAAACCATTCAGGAGGTTTTGCTTTTAATTCTGTCGGTAAAACCAAGTTGCCGACTTTGTGCCACATAATTTCAATTGGCTGAAAACCAAATAATGTGGCATCTAAAATATCATTAATCAGTTTATAAATATCTAATTTTTTTAATAATTGTTCTATATTTTCAGCATTTTCATCTTTATCAAGACCTCTGTTTATTTCCCATTCAAGAGATAAAACTCCAGCTTTCCTTGATTGAACACAGGCAAAAACGTGAGAATCACAAAGTAATTCTTTATAAACACGCATATCTTTGCCTTGTTTACGCAAAACAATGTCGGGATCGGGTAAATATGTACCCAAAGAATAAAAATTAATACTTCGTTTTCGTGTTGCAATTTCATCTGATAACTTTTTTTTCATAAAATATCCTTTTAGAATTATTTGAAATGTGTTTTAAAAACCTTTTAACTCGTTTTAAAAATGATTTTTTGGTGCGTTTATATGTATTTGTGTGTCTGAAAATTTTTAAGGGGCTTAAAATCGATTTTAAAAGTTTGCGACCATATCAATCGACTCCCTTCTTTTTCTTGTTGAAATATTTATTTCACCTGAACCGTTATCTGCTGCGTGCAATGCTAACGCTAATGCCCAAAAACGGTCAGCGTGTCCGTTGTCACTTCTATCAGCATCAAAGCGAATATTATTTGATGCCGTTGTAATTCTTCTTATTGAGTGCAAATCTTCTCTAATTTCGTGACGGCTTGGAATGAAAACTGTTTTATTTTCAAATTCGGTTCTTAACCTACAAGCCAAATCTTCCTTAACTCTGTTGGTAAAAGTTACACCTTCAACTCTGAATTTGCCGAATTTAACTTGTGCATTTTCAGCCATCTGCATACCAATTCCTGTATCATCCTGACAATCACGTCTGAATAATCGGTGTGATAAAATTTCGTGTAAAATCTCTTCCTGTTTATGGAATGGCATTTTTTCAAGTTCAACGACAAGTCTTGTGTATTTTATATTCTCAATTTTTTCTAACACCCAAATTACGGTTAAGTCTTTTCTTCTTCCGATATCAACACCGACATAAAAATCGTGTTGTACTTCATCAAGCGGTTTTAAAATATCGTTGAGTTCACAACTTGAAATTAAGTCATAAGGTAAAAATGCACACGCTTCATCAACTGCGATACAGCAATATTCCTGTTGCCAAGTATATTCATCAAAACAATTGTCCCTTTCATTTTGCATCCAATCTTCTTGTTCTTCTTTGGTTGTTTGACGTTGGTAAATTTTATCAACAAGCCCATCTGCCACAGCAAGTTGAATCGGAGTTTTATGATGACTCCAGTTCAACTTGCCTTTTTTGACTTGGTCAATAAACTTGTAATACAAGCAATTTTGACCGTTATGGGTGGAAAGGATACGCAAAGGAAATCCCCAAGTGATACATGGTCGTGCTGCTTTCCAAAGTTCTTCGGGGTTATTGTGAAATGCAAATTCATCAAGCACAACCTTGCCTCCTTTAGAACGGAATGCCTTGGGGTTGGAAGATAATGCGTGTATTTTTGTACCGTTTTTAAATTCAATAACAAATGTTTTAATACTTTTGTTATTGTCTATAACATCAATGTCTTTTCTCTTTGCAATGGCGTGGTAGTATTTAACCCAATTTTCGCAATAATCAATATATTCTTTTGCGGCAGATTCATCAGCAGATGAAAACCAAACAGCAGGAACTCTTTTATTTATGCAGTCCTGAACATCCTCAAAACTTTGTACATAAGTTGCACCGATACGTCTTGATTTTTCCCATATCTTTATTTTTGAGTGGTCGTTTAACCATCGCATTTGGTAAGGTAAAAAGTAATTAGTCTTCATCGCTCTTTATCCCCAAAAATGTCTCGTTAATTTCTTTTATAAATTCAGGAGTAAGTTCCTTGCTTTCATCATTAATGTTTTTGCTTGCAACATCATCTTCGTATGCTTTAACTTTGGTTATCATTGGAAGTAATTTTGTAAAAGCAAACATTCTGCCGGGGTCTATTTTTTCTTGATTATCCATATCAAGTTCAATAGATGCCATCAATTTTCGTGCAAAATTAAAAAGCTCTTCGTGAAACATTTGTTTTGAGCTTATATATTGTTCACGTTTATAATCCCATTTAAATTCAGACTTCCATCTTCTGATAGTTCTTTCATCCACACCGACACGTTCGGCAACATCAAGTGCCGTCATCTGCTCAACAACATATAAACGCTGTGCGTGTTCTAAAAGACTATCACGTTTATTCAAAGTAAGCCTCCAACTCTGTAATTTTCTTTTTTAATTTTGTGAGTTCTTGGACTACTTCATTAAGTCTGTTTAGGGATACAAGAGCTTTTTCGGTTTCAAGTTTAGTTGTATCGTCTTCAAACGGATTAAGCAATGCACGAATATAAACTACAAGTCCTGATGCTTCTACATCTAAATTTTTGTATTTGGACTTACATTCAGCCAACTGCCCTTTTAATTGAATTCTTTCTATGTCCATTATTCCTTAAACTCCTTTTTTAGAATTGGACACCAAAGATTGCCGTCAATTTTGCTTTCAATTCTTGACAGTACTGTTGCGTTGTATTGGTTTGTTTCAACTAAATCCTTCAAAATTTCAAAATTATTAGCAATGATTTTTTCAAAGGTTTTAACTTGTGCATTGTGATAGACATACCAAATAACAAAAATTACAGCAGGAAATCCGATACTTTCAAACAGTTTTAACAATAAAGAAATCTCCATTTTTACTAACCTTTCACTATTTGAGGCAAAAAGAAAAGAGGCTTTTTGCCCGTTAATTATTCTTCAAGATAACTTACCCTGTTAAACACTTTCAAATGTCCACGACCACTTTTTCTTACACTTGCTTATGCAGTGTGAAAAATAGTTGCCACAGACATTTGAAGGTGATTTTCGAGTGAGTTTATACTGCGAGAAGAAATTTAAAAATTTGTACTAAAAATTTATGGAGAAACTTTATGAAGTATTTTGAGGTTTTTAAAGCCGGAAACTACCCACAGGGTAAATTTACAAAAGAAGAAGTGCAGGAACTTGCAAAGAACTATGACCCAAGTTTTTGCGAAGCACCAATTACTTTAGACCACGAACAAAAAGGACCAGCTTATGGTTGGGTTGATAAGTTGAAAGAAGAAGACGGAATGTTGAAAGCAACATTTAAAGACTTATCCGATGACTTAAAAGAGTTTGTTCAACAGGGCAAATACAAAAAAATATCTGTTGAAATTTACAGGGAGTTAGAGGGTAAAAAGCCATATTTAAAGGCTGTTTCTTTCTTGGGTGCATCAATTCCTCAAGTTAAAGGAATGAAAGCTGTTGAATTCAAAGAAGGTGAATCCGACATATACGTTTTTGAAATTAGCGACAAAGAAAATCAGGCGCAGTTCTTGGCGCAGAATTTAGCGCAGGACATGGCGCAGGATATGTCGCAAGAAAATATCGAAGAATTAAAATCAACAATCGAAGATTTAAAAGGTCAAATTTCAAAATTTAAAGAAGATTCAAAGAAAGCAGAAACAATTAAATCATTAAAATCACAAGTTGCAGATTTAACAGTTCAACTTGCTAAATTTAAAGACGAAGCAGCAGGTAAAGACGAACTTGCACAAGAATTAAAAGATATAAAAGAAAATTTGCGTTCAAGAGATTTTAACGAATTTATTGATAAGCAAATTGAGGCAGGAATTTTGACTCCTGCAAATAAAGATGCTGTCTTTAATATTTTATGTGACCTCGACAATATTAAAAAATTCGATGCCACATCTGACAGCATTGAAATTTTTAAAACTTTCATCTCTCAACTTCCGAAACAAGTTGAATTTGATGAAGTTGCAAAAAAGAAATCAACAACACAAAAAACAGAAGATGAAGAATTGAAATATGCCGATGCTGATGAGGAAAGTTTGGAAATCTTTAAACAAGCAAAATCATTGGCAGAAAGTAAAAATATTTCATTCAAAGAAGCACTATTACAAATTAAGGAGATATAGATGGGAAGATTAGAAGACTTACGAATAAACGCATATCTTTCAGAGGTTGCGAGAGGGTATAGAAATAATGAGCTTATTGCCCATAATTTATTCCCGACAATTGAATCCGAATTGGAAAAAATTGACATCTTTGAATTTAACAAAGAAGCATTCAAAGTTCACGACACAGAACGTGCAATTAGAGCCAATTCAAATGTAATCAGTCCTGAAGGTTTTACTAAACATTCTGCAACTTTAACAGAACACGATTTGGCATACCCGATTGATTACAGAGAAGAAAACGAAGCAAAAAAAGTTAAACTGCAAATCCACGCAACAAATGTTGTAACTCAAGGCTTGCAATTAAAACACGAAAAACAATGTGCAGATTTGGCACAAGATGCAAATAACTATTCATCAGGTAACAAAATTGCTTTATCAGGCACAAGTCAATTTAGTAATTCAGCTTCTGACCCTGTCGGAGTAATTGATGATGCAAAAAATGCCATCTGTGGAAAAATCGGTCAAGACCCTAACACAATGATTATCGGTCAAGAAGTATGGGAAAAACTAAAAAGACACACACAATTAACAGGTTTATTATCTGATAACCAAAATAAAATCCTTACTCTTCAACATTTGAAAGAGATTTTTGATATTCAAAATATCGTTGTCGGAAAAGCTGTTACTGCTGATAAAGATAACAATAATCAAAGGATATGGGGTAAAAACATCATTCTTGCATATGTTCCTTCTTTAGATTCAAGAACAGAATACGACCCTGCGTATGGTTATACCGTAAGACTTAAAGATGCCTTAAAAATTGATGAGTATTTCAAAGAAGGCAACAAAGTCAAATACATCAGAGCAACCGATATTTACACACCATTCTTGGTTGGTGCAGAAGCAGGTTACTTAATTTCAAACGCAATAGCATAAGGAGAAATCAATGGCTAAATACAAAATTAAAAATACCAATATTCTCCATAACGGAGAACTAAAAAAGATTGGCGATATCGTTGAACTAACAAAAGACGAAGCCGACAAATTAGCAGATGTTTTAATTCCTGTTAAAGAAACAGCAACAAAAACTGAAACCAAAACAGAGACAAAGACACCTGCAAAAACAACAAAAAACAAAACACAGGATGATAAAACTCCTGAAACAGAAACAAAAGAAGATGGAGGGAATAAATAATGTCAGAAAAATTATACAAACCTCTATTAATTGATTCTGTAAAAGCAACTGCTGATTTATCAAAACAAATCTTTGTCGGATTAGATGGCGGAGTTTGTGGAGCAGGTGAAAAAGCATACGGTGTTTGTGATGTTGAGACTGATTCAGGTCAACTTGCACCCGTTGGTGTTTTAGGAATTCTGCTTGTAACAGCAGGCGGAGCAATTGATATCGGTGATGCCGTTACATCAGATGCAAGCGGAAAAGCTGTTGTTGCAACAGCACCTTCAATTACCACAGAAAGTTCAACAACAACATTAACCGCAGGTGATGAGATTAACGGTTACGCTCTCGATGCTGCCACAGCATCAGGCGATGTAATAAGAATTGTTAGAGGGATTTAATGTTTTACTGTACGTTAGAAGACATTGAGAAACAATTAAGCACAGCTGCTCTAATTCAATTAACTAATGATTCTCCCGAACAAAGTGAAATTGACAATGTAGTATGCGAGGAAGCTATCATATATTCCTCCTCCCTTGTTGACGGGTATTTAAGAGGAAAGTATTCACTACCATTAAATACCCATTTCCCTTTACTTCGTGTAGTTGCGATTGATTTATCCATTTACAGATTGTATTCAAGACGAATTCAAACTGAGATCCCGGAGGCGATTTTAGAAAATTACAAGAATGCAATAAAAACACTCGAACAATTAAAAAAAGGTGTAATCACTCTTGAAACAGAGGATAGCACAGAACTAAAAACAGACGGTGAATACCGTACAAACAAAGATGCACTCGATAGGTTATTTAGTAAAAGGAAAATGAATGAGTATTAGAAATATTGAAAATTCAATAATTGAAAAATTAAAAGAGAATTTTTCTAATTTTCTTGTTCAAGGTTTCCCGGAAAAACCTCAAGAGTTTATCTTACTCCATCCGATTGGTGCAATTTTAGTTCACTATCGTGGTGGTAATTATACAAACACAGATGCATTGAGCTTTATATCCCAAGACAAAAAAATGGAGTTTGCAATAACGATTGTTACTCGTAACTTGCGTGACAATAACGGAGCTTATGAAACATTAGAGGCAGTTAAACAATGCCTTTGCGGATATAAATTAGTCGGATGTTCAAAACTTACACCGACAAAAGAAGGTTTCATTTCAGAAACCAACGGAATTTGGCAATATGAGTTGGGATTTAGTCTCTCAACTCCAAGCGTAGAAGATTTAACAATAGAATAAGGAGTTTAATATGCCTGCAAGTTTTTTACATGGCGTTGAGACAATTGAAATAGAAAAAGGTGCAAGAACAATAAGGACAGTTAAAACTGCTGTCATAGGTTTGGTTGGAACTGCTCCGATTGATACAGTTGATGAAGAATATCAAACAATAAACGAACCTGTTATTATTTCAAATGAAATTGATGCCGTTAAATATTTTGGTAATAAAACAAACGGTTACACCATACCTCAAGCACTACAAGCAATTTTTGACCAAGGGGCAGGTATTGTAATTGTTGTAAATGTATTTGACCCTGATGAACACGATGACGTTACAGATGTTGTAAAAGGCGATATTATCGGTTCTGTTAATGCTACAACAGGCAAAAGAACAGGGCTACAAGCATTTGAAGATTGTTATTCATTATTTGGTTACTACCCTAAAACGATAATAGCACCTGTATATTGCGAAGATACTGCTGTTGTTACTGCCATAAACACTATTTGTGGAAAAATTCGTGCCATAGGCATTGTTGATGCTCCTGTTGGAACAACAGTTCAGCAAGCAATTACAGGTAGAGGACCACAAGGCACAATTAACTTCAATACGTCATCAGACAGAATTGTGCTTTGTTATCCTCACGTTAAAGTCTATGATGCAGAAACGGATTCAAATATTTTAGAACCTTATTCTCAAAGGTTGGCAGGTGTAATTGCTGCTAAAGATATTGACAAGGGTTACCACTGGTCACCGTCTAATACAGAAATTAACGGAATTGTAGGAGTTGAAAAACAATTAACTTCTATGATTAACGATTCAACAAGTGAAGTTAACCAATTAAACGAATCGGGAATTGTAACTATTTTCAATTCTTACGGTTCAGGTTTAAGGACTTGGGGCAACCGTTCTGCTGCATATCCATCATCAACTCACGTTACTAATTTTATAAACATAAGACGTACTGCTGATATTTTGCATGAGAGTGTTGAATATTCAATGTTACAGTTTATAGACTTCCCAATTGATAACGGACTTATTGATTCGATAACAGAATCCGTAAACTCCTTTATTAGAACACTTATCGGCAGAGGTGCATTAATTGACGGGAAATGTTCATACAATCCTGATAAAAACCCACCAACAGAAATAGCAAACGGACATATTACTTTTGATGTGGAATTTATGCCGCCAACTCCTGCCGAACGTATCACATTTGAAAGCTTTATTGATATTGAGCTTTTAAAATCGCTTGGAGAATAAATGAGAGCCGAAATCGATGACAATGAACAACTTGCAATCTACTGCTCAGATTATGACCTTTGTACAACTTGCAAAAACAAATACAAATGTCCGCTCATCCAAGCACTCCGTCAGGAAATTGTAATACTCCACTATTCAGATGTAGCAGTAGGCGAATGTGGTCTTTATTCAAAAAGGAAAATAGAAAATGGCAAAAATTAAAATTAACAAATTAACAAACGCAAATGTTTATTTAAATGGTGTAAACCTACTTGGCAGAGCTGAAGAAGTTCAGCTTCCTCAAATTAAACACAAAATGGCTGAACATAAGGCATTAGGTATGGTTGGCTCTGCCGAATTTTTTTCAGGAATAGATAAACTTGAATGCAAAATTAAGTGGAATGCACTTTATCCTGAAGTTTTACTTGCGGCATCAACACCATTTACGGCATCAATGTTACAAGTAAGAGCATCTTTAGAAACCTACAACGGAACAGGAAGAATAGAGGAAGTACCTGCAACGGCATTTATTATCGGAACATTTAAAGAGTTTCCGTTGGGTACTTTGAAACCTCACGAAAATGCAGAGTATGAAACAACAATGGCTGTAACATACGCAAAACTTGTAGTTGATGGATTAGAAATCTTTGAAATTGATGTATTGGAAAACATCTACAAAGTAAATGTAATCGATATGTTGAACAAATTTAAGAAGAATATAGGAGCATAAAATGACTAAAGAATTAATTTTATCATCAGGAAAAACCGCTGTTATAAAAGACGGCAAGGGTATTGATTTACTTCATGCACAACAAAATGCAAAAACATCAGAAGAAATTCCATACGCTCTAATTGCGGAACTATGTGAAATTGATGGAGAAAAACTTGTATATGAAGACATCTTGGAATTAGATTTGACAGATGTATTGGCTCTTCAGGCAGAAATATCGGGAAAGTTTCAAACTGTCTCCCAAACAGCGAAAGTATTATCCACTTATGCAGAACAACAGGATGGCAATATTCAGAAATCGGAAGAATGTCAATCCCCGAACTTGCCTTTTGGTGCAGACAATCAATAGCTTACACAAACAAACGGAATGAGGAATTATCAGAACAATGCTCGACCAAATGATGAAAATATCATTAACCCTTATAGCCTTTGACAAAATGTCAAAGGTTATTCGTGATGCTGTTCAAAAATCCAATGCCGAATTTGATAAATTACAAAACAAAATTCAAACAACCGCACAGAATTTAGATATGCTCGGTCAAAATATGACAAAACTTGGAGCAGGTTTGACTTTAGCAGGTGGTGGTCTTGCATATAAATTAGGAATAACGCAAACGATCCCAGAGGCTCTTGCATTGGAACATCAATTAAGAGAACTTGGTAATGTTGGACAGTTATCTGCTGAACAACTTGCTCAAATGGATGAAAGACTCGGTTCAATTTCTCGTTACACAAATCAATTCAGAAGTGAAATCGCAGAAGGTTTGAATGTTCTCGTTGCATCAGGTATCGACCCAACTGCTGCTCTTGATTATATGAATGTAATCGGTAGGACTGCAACAGCAGCAGGAGCAGAGATTGTTGATATTTCAAAAACTGCTTTTGCCGTTACAGATAACTTAAAAGTCAATGTTGCCGATTTAGGTAAAACAATGGACATTTTGGCTCAAGCCGGAAAAGAAGGAAGATTTGAATTGAAAGATATGTCGCAAGCATTCCCATCTTTAACCGCAGGTGCAAGTATGCTTGGAATGCGTGGTGTTCCGGCTGTTACTCAATTAGGTGCTGCCTTGCAGGTTGCAATGAAAGGTGCAGGAAGTGCTGCCGAAGCTGCGACAAACTTTGAAAGTTTCTTACAAGCAATAACTTCACCAATGGCTGTTAATCGTTTTCAGGAATTATACGGAGTTAATCTTCCTGCGTTTTTACAACAGGTTATTGCAGAAAACAAAGACCCAATTGAAGAAATGGTTGTGTTAATCAATCAACTCACTGGTGGGGATGTATTTAAAGTGTCAGAGATATTCAGGAATAAAACTGACTTAAACTTCCTGAAACCTATGATGCAAAACTTGGATGAATACAGACGAATTAAAGACTCTGCACTAAATGCCAATGGGATTATGGATGAAGACTTTAACCATATGATGGAAACAACAAACGAACAATTTAAACTCTTAAAAATCAATATGAAAGAACTTGTATTTCCACATCTTCACGCTCCGATTCAAGCCTTAAATAATATGCTCACAGCAATAAATAAACATCCGATATTACAAAAAGGTTTATTTGGAGCAATTATAGGAACAATTGGGCTTGGAGTTGTTCTCACAACACTTGGGACTGCAAGCATTTTAATAGGTAAAATCGTTGGTGGTTACGGTCAATTTTTAGGATACGCTCGTGATTTAGCACCTGTACTTGTTAAGAATTCAGCGAAGTTATTGGAATTTATCGGATTAAATTCAACTGCTCACAATATAACATTCGGTTATAAAATCGCACAAAATGGTGACAAGTTAGGATTGGCTTCTGCTTTTTCAATTAAAAACGGTTTATTTGCAGACATCCGAAGAATTGATAATAATTTGCGAACAGGAATTGTTCAGGCTTTCAAAAATCTTCCGGCAAGTATTTCTGCATCAACTAATGCAATTAAAACTTGGACAATGACAACAATTAGAGGAATTCCAACAGCATTTATCGGTGGTTTGAACGCTCTTAAAATGGCATTTTTAGGAATACCAAATTTTATCAGAACTGCGATTGTATCTTTTAGAGCCTTTTCTCTTACTTTACTAACATCTCCACTTGGTTGGATGGCACTCGCAATCGGAGCAGTTGCACTTGTAATTTACAAGTATTGGAAACCAATTTCAGGATTTTTTAAAGGTTTATGGAGTGGTTTAATGGAAGGACTTCAACCGCTCATGCCTGTATTTAAAAAGGTTGCAACAGCTGTTGAATCGTTAATAAAACCAATTAGAGCAATTATTGATTGGATTAAAAAGATAGTAAAACCTGTTGAAGATACAGGTGGAGCTGCCGAAAAAATGGGTGTCCGTTTCGGAAAAGCAATTGGCAACATAATTGTAAAAATCGCTAATTTTGTTGCCACCATATTTTCATTCGGAATTAAAATCCCCGTTATGCTTGCAAATGGAATTTTAGCAGGTGTCGGTAAAGTCAGAGATGCAATAAAAACTATCACACAAACTATAAGAGACCACCTCCCACATTCTCCGGCTAAAGTTGGGCCATTGAAAGATTTAAATAAAATCAAATTGGTTGAAACTATTGCAAGCACAATAAAACCAACTCCAATAGTATCAGCGATGTCTAAGACGTTGGGAGTTGTTTCATCGGGTATAAAAGCCAATGTCGGCAGAGTTGGAATGGGTGGAGGTTCAACAGTTATAAACTACAATCCGACAATTACTCTTTCAGGCGGCAATGCCACATTAAAAGATGAATTTACTCAATTACTTAAAAAGCATAAAGAAGAGATTTTAAAACTTGTAAAACAGGAAAATGAAAGAAAGTTGAGGTTAGCGTACTGATGTTTGCCCAACTTGGAAATATAGAATTTGAACTAATAACTTACTTTAACGGATTACAAGAAACTCAATCCTATAACTATGCTCAACACGAACGTATAAATCAAAAACCTGTGCTTCAGTATATGGGTTTAGATTTGCAGGAGCAAGAAATAAAACTAAACTTCCACGCATCATTTTGTGTGCCGGAAGATGAATTAAAAAAATTAAAGGATGTGGCTGAAATAGGTACACCACTTAAATTCATTAAAGGAAATGGTGACTATGTCGGTGTATTTGTTATCGCTGAAATCGTATCAGCAACAGAACAAGCCACAAACGAGGGCGACATAATTTCAATACAGGTCGATTTGAAATTAAGAGAATTTGCAGGAACGATCCCTGAAGAGAAAACTAAACAAGACGGGTTAAAGAAAAAATGACGGAATATTACTCCTACATTACCAAAGACAACGACCGATGGGATTTAATTGCTTACAAATACTACGGTGATGCAACAAAATATGAACCCATAATTACGGCAAACCCTCAAGTTCCGATTACTCCCAAACTTGAATCGGGGATTAAATTAAAAATTCCTGTTCTTGGTGATGAATCATCCATCAAATTTACACTTCCTCCTTGGAGAAAATAATGTTAACACCAACTTATAAAATAGAATACGAGAATAAAGACATCACTAAAGATGTGACACAGTATGTTACGGATATTGAATATACTGATAATGAACATGGGGAAAGTGATGAAATATCAATTACCTTTGAAGATTCTGATAAACTTTGGCAGTCCTCTTGGATACCTGCGAAAGGTGATTCAATCCGCTTGCATATAGGATATTTAGGAGAAAAACTTTTAAATTGCGGCAACTTTGAAATTGATGAAATAGAATTTGACGCACCTCCTGATTCATTAATTGTAAAAGGTATTGCAACAAGTATTAAAAAGACTTTAAGACAAAAAAATTCTATTGCTTATGAAAATAAATCCTTAAAACAAATCGCATCAGAAATTGCAAAAAAGCACGGATATAATTTAGTCGGAGAAGTTGAAGATACAAAGGTTGAAAGAATAACTCAAAATCAAGAGAGAGATTTGTATTTTTTAAAAAGGCTTGCTGAACAATACGGATACATCTTCAAAATTGCTGAAGATAATCTTGTGTTTTATAAAACCGATAAATTATTAAATGCAAATAGTGCAAAGATTTTATATAAATCTGATTTATCAAGAATAAACTTGAGAGAAAAAACAAGTCAGAAGTATAAATCCGTAACGGTTAGTTATCACAACCCCAAAACAGGCAAAAAAATCACAGCAACCGCAAAAAATGAAAGCTGTGTCAAAGGTGATACTCTTAAACTTTCAAGCCGTTGTGAAAACAAAAAACAAGCATTATTACAGGCAAACGCAGCACTTGCAAAAGGTAATCACACAGTTGAAGGCTCAATTGATTTAATGGGTAATCCGTACTTGGTTGCAGGTTTAAACATTGAATTAAAAGACTTGGGACATTTTTCAGGTAAATACCACATCACACAAGCACGTCATTTTATGAACAGATTTTCAGGCTACGGCACAAGTTTGGAGGTGAAATCGTGTTAAAATTCGGAATTGTCACAAATGTAAATCCTCTAACAGCAAAGGCTCGTGTTGAATTCGCAGATGACGGAGTTAATTCATATTGGCTTCCGATACTTCAAAAGAAAACATTAAAAGATAAATATTATTCAGTTGTTGATGTCGGAGAACAAGTCGCTTGTCTTATGGATGAAAACTGCGAAGACGGAGTCATTCTCGGCTCAATTTATACTGAGCTTGATGCTGTTCCCGGTATTACAAAAGACCAACATTTAATTAAGTTTGAAGACGGCAGTTTTATTGAATTTAACAAAGAAAATCAAATGCTTACTATTGTCGCAAAAACTTTAAATATAGTAGCAGACATCATAAACACAGGAACATTTGAAAATACTGACGGCATTACTTCAAACGCTGATATTTCTGATGTTACTTCTTCAATGCAAAAAATAAGAGATATTTATAATTCACATAAACACACAGGTAATCAAGGCAGTCCTACATCTGCTCCTGATGGGAGGATGGAATGACGAAACTAAATGAAATAACCTATGTTGATTGGCAATTTAAACTAAACGGAATCGGAGAAGTCGCAGAAGGTGTTGAAGATATAAACCAATGCATTGCGATTATACTTCGTACTCCAAAAGGTTCTGTTCCTCACAGACCTACATTCGGTTCTGATATTTATAAATACATTGATTATCCTGTAACATCGGCAAAAGCAAATATTGTTCGAGAAACAATAGATGCAATAAATATTTGGGAAACAAGAGTAATTGTTAAATCAGTTAAGGTTCAAATCGGAATCGGACAATTAACAATAAAAGTTGAATGGGAACTTAAAAACTCATCAACAAAAGGGTCAACGGAGGTGACATTATGACACAACTTCCTGAACCTAATTTTATTGAACGTGATGCAGAAAAAATCACTCAAGAATGGATTGATTTATACGAGGAAAAAACAGGCAAGACACTTCAACCTGCACAGATTGAACGCATACTTATTGATGTAGGAGCATACAGGGAAAACCTTTTAAGGATACAAATTCAAGAAGTTGCAAAAAGTAATCTGCTTAATTATGCTCCGATGGGAATATTAGAACATTTAGGAGATTTAATCGGTGTTGAAAAATTACTTGCGATTCCATCACAAACAACTATTAAATTTAAGGTTTCAAGAACCTACAACTTTGACATTATAATTCCAAAAGGTACTGAAGTTGAAACGGATGACGGAAAATATACGTTCATCACAGATTATGATTGTTTTATTCCAAGCGGTGACCTTTTTACAACAATGACTGCTAAATGTACGGTTGGTGGTAGTGCAAGCAACGGTTATCAAACAGGAACAATAATTTCTTTAATTTCTCCACTTGATTATATTTCAGAGGTTACAAATACAGAGCCGACTTATGGTGGTGGTGATGATGAAGAAGCCGACAGTTTTAGAGAAAGAATAAGACTTGCACCCGAAAGTTTTTCAAACGCAGGAAGTAAAGGAGCATATCGCTATCATACTTTATCAGCACATTCAAGCATAAAAGATGTGACAGTTTTATCTCCGACAGCCGGAACTGTTGAAATATATCCTTTGACTGATAGTGGTAATCCTGATGCAGGTTTAATTCAAATAATAAGTGATTATTTGGCACAAGACCACATCAGACCGTTAACTGATAATGTCATTGTAAAAGCACCTGAAAAAATTGATTTCAATATTAATGCAACACTTTATTTATACAAAGATGCAGATATGGAATCAGTTCAAGCACTTGTTGAACAGGGTTTGAACAAGTATAAAAAGGAACTTGCATCAAAACTCGGAAAAGATATTGTTCCAACACAGATTATTGCAATTTTAAATTCAATTTACGGTGTGTATAAAGTTGAGTTAACAACTCCTGCCCTGCAACAACTTGCAACACATCAATGGGCAAATTTAGCAAATTATAGTGTATCAATCGGAGGGCAAGTAGATGAATAATTTACAACCGATTAATGACATATCTTCTAAAGCCTTTGATGAACTTTTTGCACGTTTTCAAAATTTGGATATTAACGTGCTGATGACTTCATTGATTGATACGGTTGAGGCATCTGCACTTCCTCACTTGGCTGAACAATTCCACATCACAGGAAATGAGGGTTGGATAAATTGTCAAAATGAAGAAGAAAAAAGAGATTTAATAAAAAATTCAATCAAATTACATAAATACAGAGGTACAAAATATGCTCTGATTAAGGTTTTGGATGTACTCGGATTAAACGGAAAAATATCCGAATGGTTTGAATATGACGGCACACCGTATCATTTCAGATTATCTGTTGATATGAATGACAGAAGTTTTGATTTAACAACCGAATCACAGCTATTGGAATTGATTGAAGAAAACAAAAACGTGCGTTCTAAATTGGAACAAATATTAGTAACGCTTATCAACAATGCAACTCAAAAATTTATGAGTTACACGGTTACAAATGAGGAAATGACGGTATGACGGAGAGATTTTATTCAATAATCCCGAATACGGGTTTAAGAAAAATAGAAGAAGCACTTGCTAACGGGACAAAATTAGATTTGAAATATATCGCAGTAGGTGACGGCAACGGTTCATATTATGAACCCGACCTTGAACAAACAGAATTAAGACACGAATGTTATCGTACGGAAGTAAGAGAAGTTTCATCTTTAACTGCTAAAGGTTTAATTCCTGCATCTGCCGGAGGGTTTTATATGAGAGAATTCGGGATTTTTGATTCCGAAAACACATTACTTTTAGTAGGCAAACAACCTGAAACATATAAACCTGTTGAAACAGAAGGAAGCATAAAAGAACTGTGGATTAAGGTTGTAATTGCTGCGATAAATCAAGATGTTATTGAAATTCATATTGACCCAAATATTCAAAATGCAACTGTTGCTTGGGTTCAGAATTTGTTTGATTCACATACACACCCTGATTTAATGCCGATTTGGTTATACGACACCAACGGAAACGGACTTGTGGACACTTGCGAATATGTTGATGGCGGAACATTTACAGACGGAGACAATATTACAATCCCTCAACCACCGACAGTTCCTAACCTAATAATGAGTACAACTACTTACGATAGAAACAAAAACGGTATCGTTGACGAAGCTGAAAATATTGATGCCGGAGGATTCTAAAAATGAAAGGAGATATATAGAATGGGTTACATTCAAATTAAAAGAGGTACTTCCGAAAACCTGCCTGAAGATGCGAAACTCGGAGAACTTTTATTCACAACCGATACAAAAAAGTTTTATATCGGAAACGGTGAAAATAATGCTTTGACCGAATTTAATAATGCTGCTCAATTAGCGAATTATTTATCAGGAAAAGCAAATTCAACACACACGCATACTGCGAGCCAAATTACTGATTTTAGTACGGCAGCTGATGCAAGAATTACACTTCAAAAAGGTGTCTCAAACGGTATCGCAACACTTGATGTAAACGGTAAAATCCCTACAACTCAAATTCCTACAAATTACAAAGAGGCAGCAGTTGTTGATAACATAACGGCAAGAGATGCATTGACTCCCTTTGCAGGTTTACACGCATTAGTAATTAATGCAACAGCAGACACAACAGTTGAAACTGGTGGTGGTGCTGAATATGTTTATAGCGGAAATAAATGGGTAAAAATATCTGAATTCAATAATTTAGATACACTTGTTGATTGGACTAATATTCAAAACAAACCGTCATTTGTTTCAAGCGTTACAGATTTAGAAGATGTACCAAGTTCTCTTGATGGGCAAGCAGGTATGCTTCTTTGCGTAAAACCTGATGAAACAGGCTTGGGTTTTATGGCTCCTTTTGATGGTAACTTTGACGGAGGTTCGTTCTAATGGGAACACACATTAGGATAAGACGTGGAAATAAAGCGAATCTTCCGAGTTCTGCTCCAAGCGGAATGCCCTTATACTGTGAAGATACAAATCAACTGTTTATAGGGACAGGAAGTAGTGTGGCAATTCCTGATGCGGATACGGTTGATGGAAAACACGCATCTGCTTTCGCTCTTGCAAACCACACTCATACTATGCCTACAAATTACAGTTTTACTTATGGTTCTACGACAGGTACAACAACTTATGTTTACCCACCATCAGGTAAAACAATGAGTGATTTGGCTGCTTTTATTCCAAGTATCAGAACTATACATTACAACGGTGACGTTGATAATAACGACTCCATGTACTGTACCTACAGTAAAGATTCTTCAAAAATAACTATTACCTGTTACAACTCTGAACAACGTGCAAATCCTCAAGCTAACTGGCTTGCGGTATGGAAGGCTTAATATGATTTATTTAATTATTGAAAATAACAATTTAGTATCGGTTTGTGACTATGAACCAAATGTCGGAAATGATGACGTTCAAGTCATAAAGTATAGTGGAAAAATTCCCAAAGAAAGAATTTTATACATTGATGGAAAAATAAAAGATTCGGATAATTACTTATTCTTAAACGGGAAATATGTTAGTAAAAACAAAACTTTAGAATTGCAAGTTACCGAAAATCACGATGCACGAAGTTATCTTGTGCAAACAGATTGGCTCGTAATTCGCCATAGGGATCAGGTTGATTTGGGATTAGAAACTTCTCTTTCAGATGATGAATACAGAGAACTTTTAGAAAAAAGACAAATAGCAAGAGAAAAGGTGGTGGACTACGATGGGTAATCTTCAATTTAAACGTGGATTAAAAAATAATCTTCCGACATCAGCGGCATCAGGAACTCCTTTGTGGTGTACGGATACAAAAGAGCTTTATATCGGTACAGGGACAGGAGTTGAAAGAGTCGGTTCAATTATAAACACAGAAAGCGAACAAAGTTCAACATCAGTTTCTTATGATGCACAAAACAAAAAATTGATTTTAGGAAATATCGAAGTAGTCGCTGAATCTTATTCTAAAGATGAAATTGATGAGATGCTTGGTGATTCTTATACAAAGGATGAAATCGACAGTATGTTTGACGATATTGAAACTTTATTACAGGAGATTTAATAAATGACAGTAGCGAGTGAAATTCAAAGAATAAAAACAAATATTTCTGATGCATATTCTGCCTGTGATGAAAAAGGTGCAACACTTCCAACAATACAAAATAGTGCAAATTTAGCAGATTGCATTGAAAGCATAAGTGGTGGTGGCGATGACGGAATAAGTATCAAAAGAGAAGTAAGTCCAACAGGTGCGTATCGAATTCCGACAGATTTACCATCAACATTTACTTTACCTTCAAATGTAACTGATGTCAGTTCAAATGCATTAAAGTATGCATATTCATCAACAAGTGCAATAGAAGAAGTCGATTTGCATAATTTAACTAAAATAAGTGGTTCTTATGCTTTGCAAGGATGTTTTTCTGATTGCGATAATTTAGAATCAGTTGATTTGTCAGGTTTAACTACAATTAGTGGTTATGGAGCTTTGAATAGTGCTTTTCAGGGTGATGATAGATTAACTTCTTTTGATATATCTAATTTAACAACATTAAGTGGCACACAAGCATTCACATACGCTTTTAGTGATTGTTACAGTTTAGAAAGTATTGAATTCCCGAAATTAAATTCACTTACTGGTTCAAATTGTTTTATGTATGCATTCAGGGGCTGTAGCAATGTGTCTTTGTACTTCCCTGCATTAACAAACAATTCTTTTGGCTCAAGTACATACCAGTTCAATTATATGTTTTATGATGCATACGATTGTACGGTTCACTTCCCGATTGAAATTAAAAAGAAAATAGCTTCTTGGAGTGATGTAACAAATGGTTTTGGAGGTTATGGCACAACTATATTATTTGACTTAAATGTCGCAACTTTGCAATTTAATGTTACACCGTCAAATTCAACAATTTATATTGATGGGGAAACCATTTCGACAACCACATTAGGAGTTGCTCCTGAAAATACACCATATTTAATTTATGACAGTTCTTCAAATACCATATTAAAAGGTACAGCAACAGGTTTAGCATCTAACACTACAACAACGGTTAATGCGAATTTAACTCAAAATGCTAAAAAAATCACATTATCAGTAGGCATTTCAGGACTTGATGTTACATTTACGGTTGATGGACACAACTTTAATGCAACTGCCGAATCATCAGGAAAATATTCAATAAATGTTGTAGGTAGTGGTTTTAATGTTTCATATTTTGTAAGTGGTGGTAACAATTACAAAGATGCATCAGGAACTATCGCAACAACAGGAAATGCAATCACTCAGAATATTACATTATCTGCTGCCACAGTTAAAACATTTACAAGACCGAATTTAACAGCAAATGGAACTATGGGTGGTGATAGTTTTGCAATATCAGCAGAATGTTCAACAATAATGAACCCTGCTTATAAAGCTGTTGATGGTAGCACTTCAAGTGAATTGTGGTTATCACCAAATTCAGGTGAATTGCCGAAAATAATACTTTATAACCCTAAACCGTTAAAAATAACTACATTAAACCTGACATACCCGTCAACCACATGGACAGCAAATTCAATTACTGTACAAGGCAGTAATGATAATTCTTCTTGGCAAGAAATAAGTACACATAGCACAAGTTCAACAAATCAAACAATTAATCCGAACAGCACAAAATTCTTTAAATATCACAGGTTAGTTTTTGGTTCAAGGTCTTTCAGAGTTTTGGAAATCGTAATAACAGCACAGTATAAGGAGTAATTTATGGAAATAAAAACAACATATATCGGAATTGATAAAAACGGAATTCAGGGAGTTTGGTGTGGTTTCAAACCTGATGATGTAACAATCACCGAAGAAAGACAAGTTTTGTATCCGGCAGAAGGTAAAATTTTGCACCTGAAAGATACAGAAAATAATTACAAATCTGTATGGTTACAAAATGGTGATTCAGAAGAAAACTACGAAGAAATAGAGGAGATTAAAGTAAATGAGTAATCCGACTATTAAACAAATACAAGCTCCTGATGGGACTGTTTACGATATTGAGGCAACAAAGGCTGATACTTTAACAGGTTTAACTTCAACAGTAACCGAATTAAATTATTGTGACGGAGTTACAAGCAATATTCAAACGCAGTTGAATAATAAACAAGCAGCAGGTTCATATTTATCAACGACAGGAACAGCAGCAAGAGCAACGGCTGATTCAAATGGAAATACAATAATATCAACTTACGAACGAATTAGTAAGGATATAACCACTTTGTCTTCAAATGGAACTATATCTTTGACAGATAATTCAATAAACAAAATCACTCCCACTGGTACAATAACATTTACTTTGCCATCAATTTCAGATACCACCGTTTTTCATCAAATTTTAATTCAACTTACTATGAACACAGTGGTTACAATAGATTTGGGAACAACTTATTTTTTTAATGCAACAACTCCTGATTTAAGTTCAACAGGAATATATAACATTATCTACGAATATGACGGCTCTCATTGGGTCTGTGGTGCAATTAAAAAAGGAGTGGCAAATTAATGATTATTCACTCTAAAAAACTTCTTTGTTCCAAAAAATCATCTCCCGTTGAAGTATTAGGGAGTTTCCCAACAAACTTTTCATACTCTGCATATTTGCTAATGAAAAGAGGTGATTATTACTATGCTATCGTAAATAACGGGCCTCAAAATGGTAGTACAAATATAAATGTTCAAACCTTAAACTTTATTTCAAAAACCACAGACTTTAAGACTTGGACAGGTTCTGGAATAGGTAGTGGATGTACTTGCTATGATGAAATTTCAGATAGTTTCTTTTCGGTTACTCTTGGAGAAAGATACCAAACAGGTGCATCTGATAATGCCTATGGATATTATATAACTAAAATTAATCCTGATGATTTTTCTTATACAACCAAAACTATTGGCACATATTCAATGACGGGTAATTCAAGAGGAATTTCACCAATTCAAAGAGTAGGAAATTATTTGATGCTTGTATATTATACTGGTGGACATAACACTAATATATACTATTCCTCAAATAATGGCTCATCTTGGAGTTCAACAAAACATTGCAGCATTTCAAGTTTTGGTTATGGTGGTACTTCTGTAACTTTTATGGGTAACGGACAAAAAGCATTTGGGAACGGATACTTTAGTACAAGCACAAGCTATGTTAAAAAAGTATTTTCATCTCCAACATCTGCTGTCACATCAAGTGCTTCCTGTAGTTATTGCGACAGACCACTTTATACTTCAAGCAATAATTTTTATAATATTAACTCCAATATTTTATATCTTTCAAATAATTTGACTTCAAATACAGCATCTTTATCTTTACGCCCACAACCTTCTAATGCGAGTGCAACAGCGAGTAATGGTTCATTTGCAGTATTTTACGATAATTATTTTATTACGATGTCATCGTATTGGAGCTATATATCAGACGGAGAGCCATTACCTTATGCAGGAAAAATAGTTTTATATAACTTATCTTCAGGCACTTGTTATCTATTTGATACGGGATTAGACCTTATTTATACATCGGGTTCAGGTACATATGCTATGCACAAAGCATACGGTAAAATAGTCGGATTTATTGATAATTACATTTATTTTATTTGCCAAATAAACAACGTATCAGGTTACAAACTTGTTCGAGTGCCAATCGATTACGTTTTAGAAAAAATGAAAGTTTACAGTTAATAAGGAGAATTTATGTTTTACGCAAAATTAATAAATAATCAAATCGAATATGCTCCTCAAAACAATGGTGCAGTAGCAAACTACAATTTAAATACTGAAATGTTGTTATCAGACGGTTACAAACCTTTGATTAAATGTGAAACACCAATAAATGACAGGAATTATGAAATTGTTTATACGGAAAATAATGACAACATTATTCAATCGATAAATTATCTTGAAACACAAGAAGAATATGAAACAAGAAAAAATAATGAAGAAACGCAACTACAATTAGATTTTTTAAATTCAAGGATACAAGAAATTGATTTAAAAAGAATTCGTGCTGTTTGCGAACCATCTATAAAAGATGAAAATACAGGTCAAACTTGGCTTGATTATTACAATGCCGAAATTACAAAAATAAGACAACAAATAACTGATTTACAAGAAAGGAAAGACAATGACATCACTGACTAAAATATGTATTCATTGGTCGGCAGGTGCAAATAAACCCTGTGCGACAGATTTAAAAGCATATCACTTTTTATTTGATAAAGACGGAAAAGAATATGTCGGAAATTTCAAGCCGGAAGACAATCTAAATTGTTATGACGGCAAATATGCTCAACATTGTGGCGGTGGAAACACAGGATGTATTGGTGTTTCGTGCTGCGGAATGTACGGGTTTAACTTAAAAGAAAAACAAACGAAATACCCCTTAACTCAAAAACAGGTGGAAGCGATGTGTTGCAGGATAGCAAAGCTCTGTAATTCATACGGAATTCAAGTAAATGAAAGAACAGTATTTACTCATTATGAATTCGGACAACGCAACCCTAAAACTTCAAGCTACGGCAAGATTGATTTTACTTATCTTCCGTACTTGCCAAACCTACAAAAAGAGAGAATTGGGGATTATTTAAGGAACAAAGTCCAATGGTATCAGATTCAGTTAAAAAAGAAAGGAGTTAAATGATGAGTTTTATTTCAAAATGGAAAAAAATTAGTGCATTGTGGGGTTTGATTGAACCGTTCGTGCTTAACCTGATTCAAAAGGAAGTACCAAAGAACATCACAAAGTTGTATGAAAATCTTGCAAAACATACTCAACCTGCGATTGACAGTTTGGAAAAATTGAAAGCAAAAACAGAAAGTACACCGAACGAACTTGATGATTATTGTTTCAAACAAGGCGTGGATGCACTTGATACATTCGCTCACTACTTGCTTGGTGTTGTTGAAAACTTGAGAAAGTAGGTGTTTGAATGTTTGGATTTTCAGCACTTGGAAAAGCATTCTTCGACTGTATTTCAAACTTCTTAGATTACCAATCAACGAGAGTGGAAAACACAGAGTCCCTCTCGTTGGTGGGTGATAAAAAGGATTTGAAAAAAGCAACAAATATTGCAGAACAAATTATTGAAATTGCTCGCAGATATGAAACTTCTATGACAGCGAGGGATCAAAGAAAGTTAAAATCGTTAATTAAAAAATTTAATAAGGTAGATTAATATGTATTGGAAAGATTTATTAAATGTTCAAAACACAGAAAAAGGCTTTTTTTCTTCTTCCAACGCATACGGCATACCCGACGTAGTCCCGGATGAGTTCGAGATAAAAGAACTCATCCCATATCGGGTAGATTCAAACCGTAATGGCACGGCACACTTCTTTTTGGATGATTACCGATTTGAGCGTTGTTGGAAAAATGCCGACTCACAAATTGAAGAATTAAAAAAATATGAAGGTGTCTTATCTCCTGACTTTTCTATGTACACAACTTACCCCGAAGCATTTCAGATATGGCAGGTTTATAGAAACAGGTGGTGTATGGCATACTGGCAAACTAAAGGAATAAAAGTTATCCCAACTATCAGTTGGTCTGATGAAAACAGCTACAAATATTGTTTTTTAGGTATTCCAAAAGGTTCAATTGTCGCAATTGGAACTGTAGGAGTTTTAAATGACGATAAAGCAAAAGAATTATTCCTAAAGGGTTTCAAAGAAATGTTAAAACAACTTGAACCTAAGTTGACTTTGATTTATGGAAACAGACTGACAGAACTCAACGGATATGAAAATATACGATGGTTCGAGCCGTACATGAATAAATTTAAAAAGAAAGCGAGGTCGTAATGGGTGGTCGTGGTTCAGCAGGTGGTAAAGGCGGTGGCGGTGCTGCTTCAAAAGCAAAAACCGAAGTTAAAAAACAACCTACTGCCGAAGAATTAGCAGCACAAAAAGCTGCTGAATTAAAACAAAAAAGGCTTGAGGCGTTGGCTAAAGCTCGTGCAAAACGTGCAGAAAATTTAAAGAACGGAATAAAACCTGAAAAGAAAGAACGCAAAACTAAAGCTAAAATGAGTATGGATAGTACAGTTTCAGACCTTAAATATAATTTAAGGCGAAATGTTGATACTGACGGAACTATTTCAAACAGCGATTTTAGAGTTGAAGATTATGGCGATGTTATGAACGTTTCTGTTAGGTACTTAGGCAAATGGACAGGTGATGACGGTTCAGGCGATTACGATTGGCAAACTTTAAGAAAATCAAGTCAAAAACAAATCGATAAAGTAGTTAAAAAATTGTCAAAACAATCAGGCAGAAAAATCACTTGGGGTTCAAGTGAAAAGAACTGGATTGACTTTGATATCGAGAAAAAGAAAGGAGACTAATTTATGGGTGGTCGTGGTTCAGGTGGCGGTCGTGGTGGCGGTGGCATAAGTAAACAACCCGAAGTCAGCACACAAAAATTTAATGATTATGTAAAAAATAAATTAGCAGATTTAAGTGATGCCGATTTAAAAAAACAGTTAACGAATTCTAAAAACGCAATGGAAAGAGCAACTGTCAATTTGGCTTATGAACGACAAAAATTACAAAAAATGAATGAAGAATTTAAAAATGTTCAAATGACTGATTCAGATTATGAAAGCAAATCGGCAGCATTAGAAAAACAAATTGCAAAAGTTTCCGAAGCTCAATCAAAAGCCGATATTCAAACACAGGTTTATTACTTGGGTATTAATGAAAAACACAATGTCAGAGATAAACACGTTGCAAATAACCTTAAATCAATGACTAACGGACAATTAAATTCTTATTACAACAAGAGTTATAAAGAAAGTTTGAAAGCAAGAACAAAACTTGAAAATACAAACAACAGCAAAACTCGTGCTAAATATCAAAAATTATACGAAGAACACAATCAAAACTTTTTTAAAGCAAATGCCGAAAAAGAAGTTCGTGGGTTATGGGGAAAAGGTTGGTAATTGTGTCTGAATGATACAGAATAGTCAGCGATGAGTTCCAATTCAGAGTATTGCGAGTGATAAATGTTGCTGTAACAAGAATAAAGGAGGACATTATGTCACAAGAATTAGAAAACATTACAGCAGAACAGGCATTCAAAAGTAATGCCAATTTTGAGAAGTATTTGGAACTTTATCCACCTGAAGTTATGACTTCAACACTTGATGAGTTCAAAAGCATTGGTGCTGATTTACACGTTATCAGGTATGAATTAACTCAAAAAGTTGAATCTTTATCGGGAGCATTAAACCAAATTGCAAAAAAAGAAAGTGCAACACCGTCATTCATTATTTGGGTTTTTGCAAATGAAAAAGAAGAAGTTATGGAGCTAACAAGATATATCAAGCAAAGTGAGAGCTTGGGAATTTTTGTTTTTAAAGCAAGTTTAAACGGGGATAAAATGGATGTTAAATGCCTTTTAAAACCTGAACTAAAACAAAAGAAAAAAGCAGTCAGAAATGACAACGCACCTGCTAAACTTTTACAAAAAGCATACTGGGACAAATATTTTGAAGTATGCGATGAACTTCAAAGCGAAATGCAAGTTAATCCCAAAAACCAACATTGGCAATATATTCCTATCGGGAAAAGAGGTGTTTGTTTAATGCTTACCACAAGTATTCAAAAACAATATGTCGGAGTTGATTTAGTTATAAATTACGACAAACAAATATTTGAAAGATTATCAGAAGACAAAGAAAAAATAGAAAATGAACTTGGAGAACTTGAATGGGTAAACATTCAAGATAATAAATCATCAAAAATAAGAAAAATAATATCCTGCGATTTAACAAATGAAAAGCAGTTAAATGCAATTATTAAAGAACACATTAAGTTAGCTGAAAACTTTAAAAAGACATTTAGTAAATATTTATAAGGAGAAAACTATGACAACGAAAAAAGAAAACATAATTATTGAAGATATTACTTTTGAATCAAGCGGACAATCTATTGATAGACGAATAATTTACGAATACAAAAATACAAAAATCAAATTAACGCTACGTTCTGATTCATATAAAAAACAAAGCTATGCAAGAGCCGAAGCATTAGACGGATTTGAATGGAAACCTATTTATTCAATACCGTTCGCATTAATGAAAACTCCGAACGAATTAAGATATTACAAAGATTTTCAACCCAATAATGCAGATTTTAGTAAAGCCTCTCGCTATTTTGATGATGATGTCAAAAACTTAAAAGGCAGCATAGAAAAAATATTATAAATTTTGAGGTGGTCGCAATTTGTGACCACCTTGTTTGTGTCGAAATGATACAGAATAGTCGCAATGGAGTTCCAATTCTGACTATTCAGAGGCATTAATGTGAATGTAAATAAAACAAAGGAGCATAAATTATGAAGACAACGGTATTAGAATCACAAAACAAAACGTGGGGCTTTTACGGAACAACATTATGCCAATATGCAGAAGCTGAAACCGTAGAAAGATGGAAACAAGCATTTGAAGTTTTACAAAGAGTTTCAGGTCTTGAATCAGAAGAAATCAGAGATTATTTAGATTCAAGAAGTGGGAGAAAATTAGCAGATTGTTGTTGCGGAAGCGATGTTAAAACTTCAATTTTGAAAGAATACTTCAGTTGGGCTGATGATGATTTATTTGAAAGCAAAGTTAATCCCGAAAATATCAAAGACACAACAATGTTCGGAACAAAGGTAATGAACGCAATAACAAATACAAAAGATATTCTTTTATACACCTTTAAAAAATCTGACAGAGTTTATAAAAATTATGCAATGTGCATAAACAGAGACGGTAAAAAATACCAAATCGGAATGGATTACATTACACCAATTGAAGAATAGGAGCATAAAATGAAAGTTAAAGAATTGATTGAACAATTACAAAAATGTAATCCCGAAGCCGAAGTCATAATTATGGACATTGAGGGTAATTATGATGCAGACGTATTACAAGTTGAAGGTAATGGCGATCAGGTATTTTTATATGCTGAATTATAAAAAGTTTACAATTTGCATTTTTAAAAAAGCATGTATAACATGTGCATGATATTTAGACTGAAATATGCCAATAAGAGCCTCTCCTCCCAAAACAATGAGGCTCTTTTAATGTTATAAGGGTAGGTGCAAATTGTACCCACCCT